GTCAATCTGTGCCGCCGTGGTCGCCGTGGCGGTCGTCGTAAATGTCAGCGATGTTGAGCCGACAATATCACCGCCCGAACCGCTTCCGGTCAGGTTGCCAGCCGTGGTGAACGTCAGCGACGATGCCGCTTCGATCAGCCCGCCACCGAACGCCGTAGCGGATGGCGTGAACGTCAGGCTTGACGCGCCGAGAAGTGGGCCATCCCCGATCAGGGACGCCGCTGGCGAGAACGTCAGCGACGTTGCGCCTTCAAGAGCGCCCGCGCTGCCAGACCCGGTGAGGTCTCCGGTTGGTGTAAACGTCAGCGACGATGCACCCAGAAGCGGGCCATCCCCCAGCAGCGTAGCCGCTGGCGAGAAGGTGATCGACGTTGCGCCTTCGATGTTAGCGCCGGCACTGCCAGACCCGGTAAGGTCTGCCGTCGTCGTGAACGTCAGGCTAGACGCGCCGTCAACCGCTGCGCCGCCTGTAACAGCACCGGCTAGCGAGAACGTCAGTGACGTTGAACCGGCTATTGCACCGCCAGCCGCTAGGGCTTCAGTCTGCCATGCGTCGGGCTGGAATGCGCCAGGTTGAAACGCGACGTTGATGCTGCCGCTTTGCTTGCCAAGGACGCCGGTTGCCAGCCAAAAGACAAGCATCGCGCGTTACTCAGTCGTTAGCGGCAAGCAGGGTGGCGAGCGTCAATTCAGTTTCGGCCAGATCCTCGTCAATTGATGCAACACGGGGGATGTCACCCAATGCCGCCGCGCTTGAACGCAACTGGCTCAGATAGGCGACACGGCGTTCCAGCATTTCGATGATCTGGTCAATGGTCATCAGATCACCATTTGCCGCAAGAGGACGTTGGAGGTGTTCAGCAGCATATAGACGTAGTAAATCTCGGTCGATCCGTCCTTGTAGAGCACATCAAACGCCGTATCGCCCAAGATGGCCGCGCCTTGCGGGTAAAGCATGGTGCTCCATGGGAACATTTCAGCCCGCGCGATGTCGAACGCGAACCAGCGGCCCGTTGCTTCCTTCTGAACGTAAATCGTGCCGCCGTGCAGCGCATACTTGGTGCCGGTCGTGAATGTATCTGCTGCGGGCGCATACGTGACCGCCGCCCATGAGTTCGCCGCAATGTCGTAACGGTCCAGCAGCGCACCTGCCGCGCCACGGAAAGAGTAAAGGAAGCGCCCGTTCTGGATTGCGCTTTCGTTGGTCCAGTCCGTTTCTGGGGACGAATGCACCCAATGCCCAGACATGCCGGTTGTCGGCGCACCGCCGCGAGCAACACCCGGCGAAAGTGTGGACCATGTGTTCGCCGTGATGTCGTAGCGATACATCGTGACCGCGTTGTTACCCATGTAATAGAGGAAGTTGTCGTTCCCCTCGATGGCATAGGTTGATGTTGCGTCCGGCGTGGTTGTCCAAGTGGCAACGGTCAGCGTGTCAGCCGTGTTTGCCGTGATGGTGCGGATTTGGCCCGCCCCGGTGCCGCCCGTGATACGAACCTGGCTGTTGATCCACGATGATGCGGTCCACGTCTTGCCGGTCTGGACGATGGTTGTGGAGGTCCCCGATGTCGCCGTGCCAGTCGCGAACGTCTTGAAGTCGCCGTCAACGATGGACGGGGTGGCGATAAGCTTGCCGTCAGTCGCCAGCGATGCGGGCAAGCCGGTCTGCGACAGCGTTGTCCACGTGTTCGTAGCGTAGTCGTAAACGCGGAACGAAGCAGACGCGAGCGTGCCTGCGCCAACGATATAATAGCGCGGGGTCAGCAGGCGATAGACCGTCGAGGCAGTGAATGCGCTGGCCTGCGTGGCAACCGTGATGACCGAGCTTGCGCCTGTGGTGTTTCTGACAATATCCAGAACCAAGCCGTTATTCGGGCCGGACAGGATATGCACCTTGTATCCGCGAAGGTCGCGCTGAAAATTCTGGTTGGTCGTGATGGTCGAGGTCGTGCCTGCCGTCGCCGTCAGCGAACCCGCGCCAACGGTCGAGCCGGTTGACCACGCGCCCGCAGTCCCGCTTGCACCCGCGCCGAATGTTCCAGCAAGGCCGACGGCAGGAAGGTTCACCCAGCCATCTTCAGCCGGGTTATACATGATTGCTTCCGAGTTCGACCGCACAAACATCTGTTGCTGCCGGAAGTGCCGCGATGACACAATGAACGCGCCCGCCTGCGTGCTGTTGGGTGCTGGGGCCATGAACTCCCAACGCTTTACGTCGAGAATTTTGCGGTTGCCGTTGGTTGTTGGCATTATGTCACCGAGATGTTGCGGCGAAGGTTATCCGCCTGAAGGTGCATGAAAGCGGGGATTTGGTCGTTGGCTGAGAAGCCGCCGATCTGGCTTTGGTTCGTGAGCGTGGAAACCGTCGCAATCGTCTGCCCGCCCGAGATGCTGCCGACAGTCACTTGCAGGTTGCCAGCAGTCGCCTGCCGGGCTTCCATGATGGGGAAACCCGATGCGTTGGGCAGCGCATAACCGATGGTCTTGGTCAGCGATGCAATCGCGAACCGCATGGCCTCGATGGCCTCGACCAGTTCGCCATACGCCGCGACAGGCAGCGGGTTCGTGGCGCTGGCGTCCTCATAGGAGCCGTCAACACCAAAGCCCACCTTCGTGCGCGGGTAATTGACGCCGCCGATGTCGTCAGTGGCAAAGACGTCCGTGCCGGTGCCTGTGTTGGCTAACGCCGTGATATTGTCAGCCATCAGTCGCAGTCCACATCAAGCACGCCGATGGCGAAAGTCTGTGTCGCGTTCGATGACGTGGTAACGCTGATCGAGGCAGTCAACGCGCCCTTGAACAGCAGGTTGCCAGCGCCCGAAGATGACGTGCCGATGCCGAAATGCGTAATGGTGGCCGAGCCTGCCGTGCAAGGTCCGAACACAACCGCCGCCGCGTTGGATGCGTTGTTGCCAGACACCGTCCAGCCGGAACCGGAGCGGGCAACAGCCTGCCGAGCGTATCCGGTGTAGGAAACCTCGGACGTGTTCTGTGCGCCGGCTTCTCCTGGATCTGCCGTGTGCAGCGACACATACAATGAACCGGCAGTAGCGGAGGCAGGCAGGCCCGACACGTCGCCGATGTTGGCGATTGCCGAGTTCTGGAAGATGTGCTGCAAGAGCGATGTTTCAAAGGCATTTGAGGCTGACACGGTTGGTCTCCTGTCTGGTTAGTCGAGGGTTGCGGCGAGGCGGAACAGGTCATCAACCTGCTCAGATGTCGCGGCTCCACCCGCGATAAGCATTGCGAATACGGGATCGGCCCGGTGGAAGGTGTCGGAACCGATGATCTTCAATTCTGCATCCGTGCGCACGTTGGCTGGAATTTGAGCAACTGCCGTTTCCACAAATGCCGGAATGACACCGCGCGCCAGATAGGCTTTGGCTTCTGCTGTCGTGACGATGCCGACCTTGACAGCGGCGCGCATGAATTGGGTTTCCGTCACCTTTTCAGGAATTGGATCAGGCGCGGTTGTCGGCGGATTAGCGACCAGCGCTCGCACCGCAGCCTCATGTGTGGCCGGCACGAAAAGCGTGTATGCGGTTTCCCCTGTTTTGAAGTTCGACCCGGCATCAATCGCCGTCACGCGGTTGACGATGGCAGCCCGCAAAATGATGCAAGGATCAGGGCCAAAAGGGCAGGCGACTAAAATCATGTCGGTCATGCCATAACCCCGCCCATCACACTACCTGACGCCCATCCGTAGTTTCTGGCCACGTTAGTTAATGTCCTGACGCATCCCCCAAAAACGGCAAACTCCACTTCTGTTGGCAAAGAAGTTGTAATCAAACTTGTCCAGTAAGTGCCAGTCTCAGGTCTGGAAAGAATAACTCTTACTTCATTTGGCCTGTCATTGATAAAAGTGAGGTTCCATAAGTCAGTCATACTGGACACGAAGGGTATGCCTGTGTCCAAAACGACTGCACTTGATACAGCAGTGCCACGACGGACAAGCTGCCAGTTTGTGTCGCTTGCGTTCGTATCGTATCGCAGCCACATACCTGCCGCTTCCGCAGCGTCACCGGACTGCCCAAGTGCATGGTCCGTTATCCACCCGAAGTTTGTGCCTCCAAAGAACCCCGCGACGATACGAGACCCCGTTGAACCTGATCCATAACTGGCATCTGGAAAGCAAAACTCCATTGTCAGCATTCTAGGCGGAAACCTGTTGTTCCCTGCCGAAGGGATTACAAAGCGGTTTTCGCCATCTTTATTTAGTCTTAACCCGTGAGAGGCCCTTGCATCGACTGTGGCGGCAGTTGCCATCCGCCCGGTATAAGGTCGATCCGTAACTGAGACATTTGATAAAGTGCCGTCGAAAACCTCTTCCGATGGACCGATAGAGCTTGAACCGATGTTATTCGCCATCCTGCGTTGTATGGTTTTTGGAAAGTTAGACGCGAAATTTCGCACCAATTCCCACCGCGCCGCACCAGCCGTCACATCAAGCGCAACCCACTCCATCCCGCGTGCCGCCCACAGCCAGCGTGAGCCGACCGCATAGCCCTGCGTGTTGTCGTTTCTGACAGTTGGGGCAGAGGTGGCAGCATTGTTGTCAACCCGCGCCTTGTCCAGGGTTGCCGGCAGTCCTAGCAGGCCGCGATACATCAGAAGTCCCCGCCGAATGCGTGGGCGACGAATGTCTCGGCATTGTGTGGCGCAAAGCCCAGCTTGTGCGTGCTTTCAAGCGTCAACACCTGCCCCGCCGTGCTTAGGTCAATCTGCGTCGTGAAGGCCGCGACCGTGGCCGATGGCGTAATGGCCGTCACCAGCACTTCACGCAAAAGCCTGTAGTCCGTGCCGTTGTGCAGGAAAATGCGGACCATGCCTGCGGTCGTCGTGCCTTCTGCCGTGATTTCGATGCGTTCAATCTTGCGAGCACCGGAAGCGGTCGGCACGATGTCAACAATCGTTCCGGTTCCGTCGCGTGCGGTGTTCGCTGCCGTCGCGCGTCCCCGATACATGCGAGGCGTTGCGACAAAGTTGGGTGTGGTTGCCATGTCTGATTGTCCTCAGAACGAATACGGAATGAAGTGGGTTGCACCGCCACCGGATGCGTTCAGCGTCGCACCCGACATGCTCAGGTTCGTGCCGAGCGTAATCGCAGCCACGTCACCCGTCGCGCCACGTCCTAGCAATTGGCTGGCAGACAGCGTTACATCCGTCACCGCGCCACCAGTCGCCGCCGCACGGGCAACGACGCTATTCGCAGCCGCCGTCAGCGTGTGTTCGGCATTCCAGTGAGACGGCAGGACATGGCCAGCCGTTACCGATGCCGGGTCGTCTGCAATCGCGCTGTTAAAACCATGCTTGAGTGAGACGGTCACTGAATCGTCTCCACGCCGATGATGTCACCGCTTGCAGGATCACGCACCACACGCCTTGCAGATCCGCCGTCAACCTCAACGCCCACAATGTCGCCCGTCACCGGATCACGGACAATGCGACGGGGTGCGCTATCGCGTGCGCCGATGCCCTCAATTTGGTTCGTCAGCATCTGGATTGCTTCGATCACCTGTTGCACGCCACTTTCGGCTTGTTCGACACCGCTCGACATGACGGCAAGTTCACGCTGCTGTGCCAGTTCAAGTAGTTTCAGTTCACGGGCCTGAGCCATCTTTTCACGCTCAAGGTTGGCCTTTTGCTCTTCCTTAATCGCATCAGCTTCCAGTTGTTCACGGCGCGCAATGGCGTCCTTTTCCATTTCAGCCGCCTTTACGCGAAGGTCAGCCTCCATCTGGGCGCGTTCCTTGTTCGTCTGCACTTCCATGTCGGCCTGTTTCACCTGCATTGCGATTTGAGCCTTCATCTGCTCAACCTGCATCGCCGCGTTGGCTTTAATCATCTCAGGGTCTGGCTTGTTGCGGGCCATTTCCAGACGGGCTGCAACCTCTTGCGGATCTGGGTTGGTCACGAACCGGTCAGGCGTCTTGATGCCGGCTGCGCGCACAAGCTCTTCAAATGAGTTATAGACGTTCTCAGGCTTGACGAATGGATTGTCAGGGCCGAGCGCGGCGACAATCCGCTCCTGAAGCCCGATAATCATCTGCATCATCATCATGTCACGTTCACGAGTGCCGGCACCCAGACCGACATTGATCGAGGCGTCCATTTCCGCATTCCAGTGACGCGGATCGAACTCCACCCACTCGCCGCGCAGCTTGACCGTGCGGGGCTTATCCTGGTGGCGGATAACCAGCCTTAGAAGCCCCTGAAACATGGTCCTGAGGCCGTCCGCGATCGTGCGCACCATCATCTCAGTCTGGGCCACACCGCCCTGCTCGATCATCGCAGAGGCTTTAGCCGTCATATTCTGCAAAGCATCTGGCGCAAGGCCATTCGATGCGTCGTTGATGCCGGTTCTGTCAGCCGCTTCGGCGTCCAGATATTCCAGCATCGAGAAGCTTTCCTTCGCGACGAAGGGCACCACCTGATACTGAACCGCATCACGGACATTAAAGCCCTGCTTGATGCGGATTGGCAGGCCGAACTCTGGATTAAGCACCGCCTCGGGGTTGGATACCGCGCCCTCTTGAATGGCCGGCTGAAGGTTGTTCTGCCAGTAAAGGTTATCAAGCGTGTTACGTAGCAGCACCGTCTTGATGCGCTGCAATTCGATCAGGTCATCCGAGATTGCCACGCCTTCCCACTGGTGCGGCTGGCGTTCGCAGACAATCGACGCGAACGGCACTTCATCGCATTCGTCGTTTTCAAGTTCGTTCTGTTCGGAGATTGAACCGGCATAAACAATGCGCCGCAGTTCAGCGATGCCGTCATCATCCTGATCGATCCGAACATACAGTTCGTAGTAGTCGATCTCTTGCGTGGTCCAGTGCAGGTCGTCACCGTCACGGCCTTCGATGACGTCGCGACGTTCCAGCCGCTCGAACTCTTCCGCGCTTTCGTCGCCTTCCGAAATGGGCAGTTCACGGATGCGCTTGGCATCGTAGCCCATCGCCACCAGATCAGTGCGGCGCATCTTGGTCTTGACGCCGACAATCGGGCTGTCTTCAAGCGTCACCGCGTCGGAGTGGATCAGGAACTCTTCAGGCGGGCGAGCGGCAACGCGAATGTTCTTCTTTGTGGACTTGCGGCGAATTTTGACATCGTGAACCGTAATCGGCATCTGGCCCTGTGGCCCGTCAACCATCTCCTGCCGTGCGCTGTGTTCCAGCACCTC